TCTTGAGGTATACGTGTGTTTTGCCTGATTCATATGTGATGATTACGCATTTCATGGTTATTGTCCTTTGTTGTGCCCCTTGCGGGGCGGGTTGTTGTTGGTTTGTTGTTATTTGGTGTGTATTGTTATGTCAGTGTATCCGAAATAATAAGGATTTTCTTTAGCCTCAAATCGAAGATTATTCATTTCAAGCAATTCTATTGCATCATCTAAATCTGAGGTCAAAACCTTTATCCAATTGCAGTTATACCCCGCTTTATTACTTGTTGTTTGGTGAGGATATAATTCAGCGTGTACAGTTGCAAGGATTGATTCGATGTATTGGATTTTTTGTTGTTGAGTCATTTTGTTTGTCCTGTTGTTGTTTGGTTCTTTATCAATATACTATATTGATAAAACAATGCAACAAATATTTTTATCTTTTTTCGATTATTTGCAAATACTTGTAATTCTTGTATATATTGCAATTAGGTGTACAATGATGTATATACACATATAGAGGCATTTATGTATATAAGAAACCTACAATGTGAAATACTGCGTGAAGGTGCATCAAAGGGCGATCTAGTGTCTTTTGTGGCATCCACAGCAAACGCGGATCGATATGGTGACGTGATCAATCAAGGCGGTTGGGATCTATCGAAGTACAAACAAAACCCCGTGATCCTTCTCAATCACAATGCCAACAGTTTGCCCATAGGTAAAGGCGTTGTTGATGTTGTCGATGGTCAGCTTATGGTTGATGTTGAGTTTGATATGGATGATCCACAGGCCAAAGAGGTTGCACGCAAAACAAAGGCGGGCTTTCTCAATGCGGTTAGCGTTGGGTTTAATCCGATCAATAGTACACCAAGATCAACACTTGAAAAGGCACACCCCGCACACGGTCATAGCGGGCAATACTTTGACAAAGCCGAATTATTAGAAATCTCAATCGTGACAATACCCGCCAACGGTGATGCGGTTGCCGCAAAAGGATACAATATGCAAAACCGATCTTTTAAAATATCAAACCTCAAGCACATCATTGATGTTGAGATGCGTGATGATGTTGTTGTTGTAACATATGCACGCCATGATATGCCCGATGATGTAGAGGCGGCCATTGATCCTGATGATGATACCTTTGAGGAGGACATGATCGATCCTGATAATGAAGACGTTGATCCCAATGAGGATGATCGCGGCTATATGAATGAGGATGAAGACAAAGATAAGGACAAAGAGAAAGACTTTTTAACCCCACAAGAGCGCAATTTTTTAGCTGCTCTTTTATCCAATTAGGAGTAACACATGAGTGATAAAACACTTGTCAATGAGGCAAAAGCGATCCTTGAGGGGATCAAAACTCATCAAAAAACATCGACTGAAAAGCTATCTCAGTTTGAAAAGCAACTTGGTGATCTCAAGCGCGCACAGCGTTTGATCCAAGAGGCATCAGCACAACCAGTTGCAAAAGACGATCATCTCAATGCTCCCGATTATGCACTAAAATCATTTGTGAATGAAAACGGGATCCGTTGGAAAACACAAAACAAAGATATACAGATCGCGGGTCGTGGCACTGTACGTGTTGAGCAAAAAGGTTTGCTTGATACCGATCAGCCGGTCAATCAATGGCATGCCGATCTACTCAAGATCAACAAAGAACGTACACTTGCACGTATGGTAATGAGCAACCCGCATACACCAAAGAGCGATCTTAATCTTTGGAAGCATATGCAAAAAGCTCCAAGATTCATGCAACCTCTTGTACAAAAGGCTTTCAATGATAGTGCGGGCGTTGGTGCTGAATGGATCCCCGATCAATTTGCCGCTAACCTGTATTACAACATCGAAGATCAAAGCCAATTGCCCCGCGTTGTTGCTGACAACCTTCAAAAGCAAGCCGTTGATAGAAACACAATAATTGTGCCCCGCATGAATCGTGGCGGCCGCCCATACCTTAAGGGCAGTATCCAAAACGACAACCCCGCACAATATCAAGCAAGCACCGTGACAACCTCACAAAAGAGCATCACAATCAAAGGGCTTGCCTCACGTTTCATCATTGATGACGCGGCCGCTGAGGATAGTGCAATCGCAGTGATTCCTTCATTGCAACGTCAAATTGTATCTGATCTTAATGATGCAATGGAAGATGCTTTAATCAATGGTGATGATAGTGCAACACATCAAGATACGATCGCTGATTGGAATATTCGTGGGCGTTGGGGTACTGGTAGCCCCTCACTTGGTGGGTCAAGCGATCATCGTAGAATGTTCAAGGGTATGCGTAAACAAGCCTTTGCCCGCAACTCAAGTGCGGATCTTGGAACGTTCAATTTTGCTGCTCTTTTGGGTCTTAAAGCTCAAATGGGTGAGTTGGCAATGCAAGACGTTGTTTTGTTTGCATCACCTGAGGCCGTACTCGCAAACCTTCTGAGTCTCACCGAAGTAAAGACGATTGATGTATTTGGGCCACAAGCAACCGTGCGCACAGGTCAAATCGCTGCAATCATGGGCATGCCGATCATCATGTCACGATTCTTATCAGCTGACATGAACGCAAGCGGTATTTATAACAATCTTGTTACCAACAAAACAGGTCTTTTGATGGCACACGCTCCATCATGGACAATCTTTGAACGACGCGGGATCCTTGTGGAGACTGATCGCAAGATTGATGTTGGCGGCACTGATATCGTTGCAACAATGCGCGCAACTTTTGACACACTTGATCTAGATGCAACCAAAAATGTTGCGTTTGGTTACAACATGGCAATTTCTTAAGGGGATCACAATGCAAAAAGTACTATCAAAACACCTTGTAGCCGCCACAGCGGGGACAGATGAAACACGATACATGCCAATCTATCGAAAACTCAAGCTTGTTGAGGTCTTGGTTGTTGCAAATGCTACGACTGCGGCCAATGGAGTAGACTATGCTATCTTGACTTTGTCAAATGGAAGCACATCTCTTGCAGTGCGCAACACATCAAGTGACGCACTAACTGCGGGAACGGCTGAAAGTTTGACTTTGACCGATAGCCCCGATCTTGATTTTGATGCTCTTGAATCACTAAAGATTGTCAAGACTCATGCCGGAGCCGGTGCAACTGTTGACGTTGAGTTTGTTCTTGTCTTTGATGTTGCACGTAGCGTGTAACAATGGCAATGGTTACCGTTTCCACACTAAAGCAATACTTACCTGAGATTACAGGCAACAATGCCAATACTGATCTTGAAAGTTTGCTTGATCGTGTGGAAGCGGCAACCGCTCGCTATATGGGTTGGCGTAAGCCCAAAAATCTTGCGTCACCTCGTATGTTGTCAGCTACCTATGAGTTTTTTCTTGATGGCCCAACATACGAGGATCCACAGGTTTTGCAAATACCAATGCGGCCCGTGCAGTCGATCACGTCGATACACAGCGACATTGATCGACAATATGGATCTGATACGCTTATTGATTCAACTGAATACACACTTGATCAATATGAGGGGCGTGTGATTATGGATCCGATTGTCGCAACTGATATTTTTGAAAGGGGATACAGGGCGATAAAGGTAGTTTGTGAGGCGGGTTTCGCAAATAGCACATTACCGGCCGATCTTGAACATGGGATCTGTGTATGGGCCTCACAACTGCACAGAAACAAAGCAACACAAGGCAAAGACAGTATCACACAAAGAGCGGCAACAATCTCAATAAGTGCAAAGAACATGCCGCCTGAGATAAAAGAGATCCTTGCTCCATTTCGTGAATCACGTCAGCTTTTGTGAGGTGATCCGTGAGTAAACAATTAACCTTTGCACAATTCTCACATAGAATGAGGCGAGCCGATCAAAGGATCGTAAAAACTTTATTTACAAAGTTACAAGTTTTGTCTTTGAAGGCTGAACGTGAAGCAAAAATAAATGCAACGGATTACCCGCGTGTGCGTACAGGTCGATTGAGATCATCAATTACAGGGCTTTTTGATACAAAAAATGGAAGGCCCCGCGTTTTGTTGCGTGCGGGTGGCAATACATCCGGCGCACCTGTGAATTATGCTAATTATGTTGAATTTGGTACAAAGCACATGAGGCCGCGTTTGTTTATGGGGCGAGCATTAAAAACAATAGTTGAAACAGGTGCGCCAAAAGAGTTGAGCAACCTATTAAAAATAGCACTTAATGAGGGCAAATAATGCCATCAAGAACACGCCAAATAACCGAAAAAATAAAAGAGTTGATCGCGGTCGATTACTCAGGCGGTGAGAGTGGGATCGATATGCAAGACTGTGTGCAGATAGGTGCAATCATTGAGCCGCCATACTTGCCTTTTGCGTGCGTTTCATTTGCTCAAGCGGCTAGTGAATACGGGCAATCATTGGGCCGGTATAAAATAACAAATACGTTTGAAGTATACGCATTTTTAGGCGGGGCCGATGTTGAGGAAAGAACAGTTAACGCAATGGATCTTGTTGAGGATATGGTCAAGGCCCTTTGTGCAGATCGGCAAATTGGCCTTTCTTCGATTGTCGATGATATAAAATGCGCCTTTCTTGCTGAAGATGGCGATCGATATGGCATTGAAGGAATAGGGATCGGTTATATTGAGATGCAGGTATATTCTCAAAGCGA